TGCTACAGAGACAACCGCAGTTGTCCCAGCCGTTACTAAAATTTCATTCTCCGGGACAGGCATTTTAAAATCTGTAAACGGTATGTCTACTTTTCTTAATCCTTGTTCCGGTTCATCGTTTGCCTCTGCCTCTACTCCTTCAGGAGCTTCTAGATCACTAGGTGGTACAACTAAAGGTACATAACTAGGTACATCTGCTGTAGGCAAAGGTATAGATATTGTTTCGTATTCTTTTATTGCCGGTATTTCTAGGCTTGGAAAAAGAAAACTTGGTTCAGTCTCCATTCATCTGTATATTTTGGGTCCATACATAAGCCATGATATAACTCTTTACCTTCCCAAACAATTAATTTATTATATTCAGAATATACGTGATGAAGTATCTCTACTTGATCGGCACTAATAAAATGATCTTCATGTTCCTCACCTTCTTTGTACTTAATAGGATGGTAGAAATTTGTTCCTTTGGATTTTTCTTTGTTGAAGTAAACTAAAGCTGTTTTACCAGAATCGGTATGAGGATAGAAGATATGATTATCATACTTATGATTAAAGAATTTAGTATAATTTGTTTCTACATGTTTTTTATGATATCCGTCTTCCCAGTCAAGAGCTTTTTGACCAGTAAGATTTTCTAAAAAATTATAGACAGGAGTAATTTCGTGTGAAAAAATATGATGTCTCATGTCTTGAAAATCTATACCTTGATGAAAAAAACCAGCATTGTGTTTATGCCACTCAGGTTCTACTCTGTTAAATAGATCAACTATTTTATCAGGATATTTATAAAAATCATAAATAACATTAAATGTATAATTTTCTACTTTATATGTTTCTACCTTGTTATTGTTTATTTCAAACATTAGGTAGGTTCAGTTGGGAATGTAGCATTTGCCCAGTCTGTTGTATTAGCTGGTAGATCTCTAAGAGCTTGTCTATAAGTTTTCCATTCAGCAATTTTTGCATCAGACAAAGGACTATCAGGTAAAACAGTCCAATCGGTTTCTGCTAATATTAAATCTCTTTGTGCTCTTACGCTTTCTTCAGTTTCTACAAAAGGTGCAGTAGCTGCTGTATTAGCTTCATCCCACTTCGTAAGTGCTGTGTTAAAAGGTGTTATATCAGTTATCTCTACAATAGATAAATCTCTTTTCTCAATGTGACCTTTGTCAGTATCCCATTGAACTGCCCAAACGTCACTGTCAAGAAAAGATAAATCTAAATTAGAATAACCTACACCATCTTTGCTAACTAATTTATCGTCAGCAATAATAGTAAGTTTCATTAATTTATTGGTAATGGTTTAAATTGTTCTGCCACAGGTACTACCGGAGATAGTTGTTCTACAGTTGCATTTCTAAATGACTCTATTGCTGCACCAGCTTCGTTTGTCTTTTTAATGTTTTCTATAGTTAATAAAGGCATCCACGCTACCGCGCATCCCCATTCATCAAACTGTTCTCCTGTCTGTGGGTGGCTGCCAGCTATTTGTGTAAACCATACACATTCGAGCTTTTTACACTCACCATTTACTAGCGGACAGAAAGTTCCTGCTTTAATTTGCATAATGTTCTAAGATCTGTATATTGCCAGCTACAACTAATCGGTTGTAGTCGTTTGTGTGATTTACTACTCTATGAGCTGCATAGCTTGGAAAGACAATTAAATCACCTTCACTCTGTTGTGGTACATCTATTTCGTCTTCATTAATAAACTGTAAACATTCAGTATCGGTTGTTTTTAAAAAATGTACAAACGATATAATAGTGTTTTTGTTTAATTCAAAATGTGTATGTGTACAATGAGTTGCATTGTTATTGTATAGTTGTACCCAGAACTCATATCTATAACTAGAGTTATGATAAAAAGTCTGATCTTTAGCAATTTCTGCTACTCTTTCTGCATAAAAACTATTTAAAAAACTAAGTTCTTTTGGTGCTTTTTCTGCATAAGAAAGATGATATGTAGTGTAAAGATCATCCTTATCTGGACTGACAATTTTTGGAATAGTGTCTTCTAAGTCAGTAAGTTGGGCGGAATCTAATTTCCAGTTCCCATGTATATACCATGGTACTCTCATTAGTTCTTACTTGCAATAATTACGTCCACGTATTGAACTGCCATATCTAGGTTTCCAACAGAAATACTGTGGTTGTGTGCACTACCAGAGAAACTTGCGTTTGCATTGTGGCTGTGTGCAGAACCTGAGAAACTAGCATTGTGGTTGTGGTTTGACCCACTGAATGACGCATTGTGGTTGTGTGAACTTCCACTGAATCCGTGTGAGTGACCACCGTTTCCTCCAGTGTTAGAAGTATTCCAACTACCATTACCAGCCATTCTACCACTACTTTGGTTCATACCACGAAGACCACTGGTGTTTTGTCTATTTCTAGAAGAGTTAATGATATAGTTGTTAGTGTGGCTGTGAGCTGGTATTTGGTTAACAGACAATGTATGACTGTTTACGTTACCACCAGTTGAAGTATTACCAATAGATACGTTACCACCGGCTGCTGTATTACCAATAGATACGTTACCGCCAGCAGTTGCGTTACCTACGGATACACTTACGTTACCACCCTGAGTTGCGTTGCCTGAGTTAGCATTGATAGACCTAGATGCCAAAGTGTTACTAAAGGCATTACTACCACCAGAACTAGCTGTCCCGGATACAACTCTAAGAGCTTTGTTATTATGTGTTGTTACCTTTGTCCAACCTGTAGGAGCTGATGTTTGTTGAAATAACATCTTAGTTCCAGAAGCAAATGGTTGAATACCTGTTAGGTTTGCACCACTTCCAGAAAATGATGTAGCACTGACTGTGCCTGTTGTTGATACGTTCTGACTGCCAAAGTTGGGAGAAATTTTGGTTCCTGCAATAGCAGCCGAAGAGTTTACGTCAGCATTAACAATAGTATTGTTTGTTATTTTTGCTGAACTTACTGTACCGTCTACAAGTTTACTTCCATTTAAAGTGTTGGTACTTATTCTTCCCAGCACTGTAGTACCTGAAACATTATTCAGGTCTTCTCTTGCAAGAGGTCTACCTCCTGCTTGACTACCGTCATGTACGACGGCAGTATCTTTTGTGGTATCTATAGTTACTTCGCCTTCAGCACCAGTAAATGACCCGTGCTGTGTTGTAGTACCACGTCTTAATTTTAATAATTTAGCCATTTAAAGTGTACCAAAATCGAGAGTTAAATTAGTCGTTGTTATTGCATTCGGTGCTATGGTCTGACCAGCTATAGCAGCTACGATTTCTGCTACTGTCTGATTGCCAGTTGCCCCAGCTTCGATTCCATTTAACTTTGACAATAAAGCGTCAGTAAAAGCATTTGTATTACTGTTAGCTTCGTATGCTGTTTTTATTTCTGAGTTACTCTGATCTGCGGTAGCTCCGCTCTCAATGCCGTTGAGTTTGTTATGGTCAGCATCAGTAAAGACTTGGCTATTAGATGCTGCTTGAACAAGCGCACGGATTTCCGCAGCCGTCTGATCGGCAGTGGCTCCGCTCTCAATGCCGTCTAATTTTGCACCATCAACTGAAAGATCTCTTCCATCGACAGTCTGACTGCCAGTAAAAGTTATGTTTCCAGAAAACTGGTTAGCACCAGTTGATGCAAAGTTACCGGCAGCAGTAACACCACCTTGCCATGCTGTACCATTATATATTTTTAACTCATTAGAAGATGTATCAAAATATAAATCACCTTCTGCAAGTGAGTTACCAGCACCATCTGTTGTAGGAGCTGACGATGCTATTTGATATGTAGAAGCAAAGTTATTTACATCAGAAATGTTAGACGCTGTTGTATTAATGTTTGTAGCGTTGGAAACAACTGCATTAATATTTGTAGCGTTGCCAGCGACAGCATTAATATTAGAAGCGTTAGCTTGTACGGCGTTAATGTTGGTTGCATTGTTTTTAACCGCAGTGATATTTGCATTATTTGCAGCTACCGCATCAATATTTGTTTTATTAGCATTTACAGCATTTATATTGGTTGCGTTATTTTTAACTGCATTTATATTTGTCGAGTTATTAGCTACAGCAGTTACGTTAGAGTTGTTATTAGCTACTGTTGTTACGTTACCAGATATGCCAGCTACAGTTGTTACGTTGCTAGATATTCCTGCAACAGTGTTAACGTTGGTTATATTATTTCCTACGTTATCCACGTTGTTTATAGAATTAGCTACTGTATCTATTTCAGAGGTAGTCTCGTTTAGATCGTTAGCAGCAGTAATCACGGCAGCAATATCATTAGCCACTGTTTGTAATTTATTATTACTTATTTGACCAGCAACTGTATTAATATTTGTAGCGTTGTTTTTGACAGACGTTACGTTAGCTGAGATTCCTGCTACTGTTGATACGTCTGAGCTTATTCCTGCAACTGTGTTTATATTTGTTGCATTGTTTTTGACAGCATTAATGTTTGTTGCGTTACCAGCTACAGAGGTTACATTAGATGAGATATTAGCAACTGTTGATATGTCACTTGAGATGTCAGCTAACGTATCCATATCGTTTACAATAGCTGTTGTTGCCAAGGTGTTCATATCAGATACAGCGTCAGCAGTACCTAGTCTTCCTATTTCTGTAACTTTTCCAGCAACAGTGTTGACGTTAGTAATATTATCTGCAACTGTCGTGATATTAGTTGCACCAGATGCTGAGCTTAGTGAGTCTGCTATAGAACCTAAATCAGTTCCATGAGCAACTTGCCCAGCAACGACGTTAATATCATTAAGCTGTGATGCAGATAATGCAGAGTTAGCACCAATCTCTTTGATTGTGCCAGCATCATTCACAAATAACTTTTTGGCAGATAAATCTAAGGCAACTTCTCCATTAACAATGTCGCTAGTAGTCGGTGTCGACGTACCACGTTTTAGTTTTATAGTTGCCATGATTTAGAAAGTTCCACCATCGACGGTTCCAAGACGAGCTGCTGGTACTGTTCCAGAGCTTAAGTTACTAGCATTAAGTGAGTTAATAATAGAGCTAGTTACGTATCCTGCACCGTTTGTTATTGCGTTGTTGTTAAGAGATATGTTTGCTGTACCGTTAAATGAAACTCCTGCAATAGTTCTAGCTGTTGCTAAAGCTGTAGCTGTAGCTGCATTACCAGAGGTGTTTTGAGTACCAGCAGAGTTTACACCGGGAAGGTTTATATTTGCTGAACCATCAAACGAAACTCCACCGATAGTTCTAGCTGTAGCTAACTTTGTAGCTGTAGCTGAGTTACCAGTACAAGATGCAGATGAACCTGTAATGTTAGAAGTTATTGTTCCGGGTAATCTTGCATCAGGAACTGTTCCAGATGTTAAGTTACTCGCATTTAAAGAACCAATAATAGATGATGTAACATATCCAGCACCATTAGTAATTGCGTTATTGTTTAATGCAATATT